TATAACTATATCATTAAAAAACTTCCAATTTTGCAAATAAAAACAAAAACAGGGATAAAAAAATTAATGGGAAAACTATTTAAAAAAGGTATTTTTGAATATATTGTTGATAACGGAAAATTGTTTATATGTCCTACTGAGAAAATATATTTATTAAACCTTTCTTAATGTGTCGTTTATTAAATTCTTAAAATAATCAATGAAACTTCAAATTTTCTTAGAAGACGCAGGCAGACCAGTTGCTTATTATCCAAAACTGGCTAAATTTTTAGGGTCGGTAAATTCAGCCATCTTTCTTTGTCAATTTATTTATTGGAAAGGAAAAGAAAAAATTGAAAACGAGTTCTTTAAAACTGCAGAAGAAATTGAAGAAGAAACTGGATTGACTTACGAGCAACAGAAAACTGCACGAAAAATATTAAAAGAAAAAGGGTATTTGACAGAAGAACTTAAGGGAATTCCAGCAAAAATTCATTATTCATTTAATTGGGAAAAAATATCACAAGACTGGAAAGAATTTATTGAAAAAGAACATAAAAAAGAAAATTGTCAAATAGCCCCAAACAAGATTGAGGGAAACCCTCAAACTAGTATGAGGGAAACCCACGAACTAGTTCAAGGAAATCCCTCAAACTATATACATAGAATACAACATAGAATACACATAGAATACAATAATAACAGTTCAGACCTTTCAAACTCTTTTTCTCTTAAAGGGGAAGAACATTCTCTTACAAATAATCAACCAATAACGGAAGACAATACAAAAAAAGAAAGTTTTGTACCATTAAAAGAAAATACTAACAATAAAGTAATTTGTTGGTTTTGTCAAAAATTAAAAGAAAAAAAATATTGTTTTAAAACTTCTCCAGAAATGTTTTTATGTAAAGATTGTTTTTTAAAAAAAATAAAGCTAATAATTAATGAAAAACAACCTAAAAATAAAGAAAAAACATTGACAAAAGAAGAAAAACTATATGAAATAGATAATATTCCAGTTTTTAGTGAAAAAGAACAATCAGAAATGGTAATTGAAGTTTCAAAAGAAGAAAGAAAAGAAAAAAGAAAAAAAGAAAAAAATAAGGAAAAAGAAGAAAAACTTGACATTTGGAATATTCCTTTTTGAATGTTAAAATTAAAAATTTTCCAGTGGTTTTTGTATATTGTTTTGAAGATTATGGTTCAACCTTAATAGATTGCGAAATAATGAAAAAAGATGTAAAATGATAGAAATAGAACCAATTTACTGAAAAATAATTTTGTCAAGATGGAAAAACTTTACAGGTCAAAAATCTCAAAAAATTAGCGAAAAATAAACGAAAAAAATGCCAAATCCACAAAATATAGAGCCATACAAATTTAAAAAAGGACAGGGAGGAAGACCAAAAGGAGCGAGAAATTATAAAGTTCTTTTAAGAGAAGCATTAATAGAAGTTGGAAAATCATTAAAATTAGGTAAAGAACCAGACCAAGTTTTAGTAGAAATTGTAAAAAAAGGAATAAAACAGGCTTTAAGAGGAAATTATCCATTTTACAAAGACATTCTTGACAGATTATATGGACAAGCAAAACAAACAATTGAAACAGAAGAAAAAAGAGTTTTAGTATTGATAGATGAGGATGAAGAAGAAAAAGAAAAAGAAGAAAGTGGAGAAAAAAATTGAAAAAGAAAACAAAGAAAATAAGTAAATTTTTTTACAACCCATTAACTCAAGAGCTCCAGGAATAAACTTTTTTTTCTGTTAAGTTTTTTCTGTGCTTTTAGAATGTTTATTCCTGGAGCTCCTAGTTAACGGGTTGAAAATATATTAGCAAAATTAACTTTTATAGACAATTCTAAGATACGCCTTGAAAGACTTGACAAAGGAGAAATTTTGATTTACAATCTTGAGTATTGTTTTTAGAGAGCAACCTTCTATATAGAAGGGGAACATATAGGAATGTTTATTCCTGTATGCTCCATCGTTAATTGTAGCGGGTTGGCAGTCAGGGAAAATTTCATTTCTATTCCTCCACTACACGTCGGAATAGAAACTACTTCCTGAACTGCGATTAACATTGTAAGCAATTAAGTTTTAATAGTCAAGTCTTTGATTGTTTATAAATTGTGGATAACTTGTGGAAAAGTCTGTGAGTAAAATCACAGACTTTTTTATTTTGTATGAAAAAATGTTATAATCAAACAAATGGAAAAAATTAACTTTTTCAAATTAGCAAACTTTACTCCTAAACAAAAACTTTTTTTAGAATTTACAAAAACTTATCGCTATACTTTATGGTCTGGTGCAGTTGGAAGTGGCAAAAGTAGAGCTTTAAGGTGGATTATTCTTTACTGGCTTTTATATTGGGGAGCAAAAGGATACAGAAATGTTCAAGGAGGTTTATTTTGTAGAACATATCCAGAATTAAATGATAGACATTTAAAAAGGATAAAAACAGAATTCCCAGATTGGTTAGGAACTTATTATGAGCAAAAACACGAATTTCATTTATCAGAAGATTATGGTGGAGGAATTTTAATGTTTAGGAATTTAGATGAACCAGAAAAGTATTTCTCAAATGAATGGGCTATTATAGGAGTAGATGAATTAACACAAATACCAAAAGAAACTTTTGATATTTTGCTTCAAAGGAACAGATGGCCAGGAATAAAAAATCCTAAATTTTTAGCAGTATCTAATCCTGTTGGAGAATTTTCAAACTGGGTAAGAGAATTTTTTGTGGAAAAAACATCAAAAGATGAAAGATGTAAAGAAGCAGGATATTTAAAAGCAGAAATAGGAGATAATCCTTATTTGCCAGAAAACTATTATGAAGAATTAGCAAAAGGAATGGATGAACCATTAAAAAAAGCTTTACTTGAGGGTGATTGGTATTCTTTAGAGGGAATAATAGACGAAAAAGGATATTTACCACTTATTACATCATCACAACTTCAAAATGCAATTATAGATGTTGATATACAAAATTTTCACAAACCAGTTATAGGAATAGACCCAGGAGCGGGAGGAGATGAAACGGCAATAGTTTTAAGAGATAACTTTGTAGCAAAAATCCTTTTCAATAAAAAACTTTCAGATACCATGCAAATATTACCACTTTTAAGCGATTATCTTATCAAATATCAGCCAGTAGCAATTGTAATAGATATTACAGGCATAGGAAAAGGAATTTATGACAGATTAAATGAAATAGGACTTTATCAAGAAATTCACGGCATACAATTCGGGCAAAAAGCAAGTTATCCAGAAAGATTTTTCAATAAAAAAGCAGAACTTTATTGGAAAATGAGAGAATGGATATTAACAAGCGGAAAACTTTTAAAAAATGATGCTTGGAATGAAATTTTAACCTTAAGATACAAAGAACATTCTGACAGAGTTATAAGGTTTCAATCAAAAGAGGAATTGTTAAAAAAGGGTATAAAATCTCCTAATGTTGCTGATGCATTAGCATTAACATTTGCTGTTGAACTATCCACAATGTTAGAAATTGACAAAATAAGGGAATTTATGATAGAATAACATCGTAAGTTATATTTGATGGAAAATCAAAAACTTGATTTAATAAAAAATGATGTTTTGCAACTCTTGAAACAGTTTTATAAAGAGGAACTCATCCTAAAAGAAGCAAAGATTGACTTAAGGGGAGTAAATCTGATTTTTGATTGCCAAAAAAAAGAAGCAAAAGCAAAAATATTGGGAAAACAAGGAAAACATATTCAGTTGGTAAGAAAAGTTATTAAACTTTTTGGATTTATGAATTATCAGGCGAATATTAATATTTTTCTTGTTCCTGATGTTGAAAGATTTCAGCAATCTGTTAGTAGCAAGAATAACTAAAAAAGATTTGTTATTGAATAGACCAGAAGCATTAAAAGAATTTGAAGCAGATGGAAAAAAGTTTTATGTTTTAAAAGAAGAATGGTTTGAAAATTTAAAAAAAGTTTTAGCAGAAAGAATTTTTGAAACTGCATTTAGAAGAAGATATTACATCTATTCTGAAATTCTTTACAGGGAAACTGCAGATGCTTTATATGCTTGTGTTATGGCTTATCCAAGATGGCTTGGAAATTTAAAAAAATTGTTAAAACTTCCTAATATTACACCAGAGGAATTTAAACAAAGAGCAATTGAAAAAATAAACGAATACGAATTTAAACCAATTTATGTTGAAGAATTTAACGAACCGAAAAATGTTAGATAAATTTGAACTTTCAACAAAAGATTTAACAGATTGGACTGATAACGAAATCTTGGAAGATATAAGGGAAAAGTTTAATGATAGCCAGCAAGAATTAAGAACAAAAAAAACTTATTGGACTGAATATATAAAACTTTATCTCAATCAGGAAAGAAAAAAGGTTGGAGATTTATTAGTTGGTTCAAATCTTTTATTTACACAATTTCACGAAACCTACTCTGCAATTGACAATGATGAAATGCTTGTAAGTTTTAAAGCGAGAATGCCTAAAGATGAAGAAAAAATTATTTATACAAACGCAGTTGCTAAATTTGATTTTGATGAAATGAATATGGGAATGATACATAGAGAACTCAACTGGAACACAATTTTCTTTGGCACAGGAATTTTAGATGTTTCACAATACGATACAAAAAGAAAAGTTGTTTTACCATCAGTTCAATCTCCATTTACTTTTTTCATTGACAAATATGCAAATACTATTGATGATGCAAGATACGCTGGAAGATATATTTACAAAACTTATTACGAACTTATAAACGATAGCAGACTTGATCCTGAAAGGGTTAAAAAGATTGTTGGATCAAGTTATCCTGCTTCAATGGAAAAAACAGTATTGGAAAGAAAAGCAAAAAGCATACTTCTTGAAGGACTTTATACACAAGAACCTATTCATTCTCAAGCATATTTAGAACTTTTGGAATGGTATATGTATGCTAATGGTAAATTATGGGTTGTATGGACTGATAACAAAATTTCAACAATTTTAGGTTTTCAAAAAGTTGATTACAAAGATAAAGGAAATGGAGAAAGTAAAATTCCTTTTGTGGTTTATTACTATCAAAAAACCCCATTTGGTTTCTGGGGTATTGGACTTCCTGATATTTTAGAAAATTCTCATAGAATTTTGGTTTATCTTTCAAACTTAATGCTTCAAGGAATAAGAATTGATGCAACACCACAATTTCTAATCAATCTTCAGGCAGTTTTAAATCCTAAAGATTTGATGACAAGAGAAATTAACAAGATTGTTTTCACAAAAGTTCCTCCTCAAGGACAAATAGCACCATTTCCTAAAACCCAAGCAGTTTCTAATGATGTTTTGGCTTATTATCAGATGATTGTTAATGAAGCATTAGGAGCAGCAGGAAGCCAAAGAATTTTAAGAGGTTCTTTAACATCAGTTAAAAAAACTGCAACAGAAGTAGCAATGGCAAAAGCAAAACAAGATATGTTGATGTCAAGCATAATGAGAAACATTGTAGCAGGAGAAAAAGATTTCTGGTATAGATGGCTTAAAAGACACCAAAGATTTATGAAGGAAAATGATCACAAACTTATAGAAATGATTGGTTATTATGGAGCAAGTAAATTTGTAGAAGTTAGTAAAAGACAATTTATACCTGAAGTTGACCCATCAATTGAAGTAGTTTCATCTTTAGTTGCAGAACCACAAAAAGTTGTAAGAAGAAGAGATTTGGCAGAAACAATTCCTATTTTGGCGCAAATAGGAGGAAATGTAAAATATGCTGTCAGAAATCTTTTAAGAGATATGGACTTTACACCAGAACAAATTGATTTGTTACTTCCTCCATCTCCTCATCAATTAAAAGCAAGACAGGAAAATGAATATCTAAAAGATGGAGTTTGGATTGATATTGATGAAAACGATAACGATATGGAACATATTGAAGAACATTACAAAATTGAAGAAAATGATGTTGTAAAATTACACATAGAAGCACATTTAA